AGCCCCAGAATAATCTAAACTTTTTTGCAATTCAGGACTGTTATATTGCCCTGCTTGTAAACTACTAACGCCTTTAGGCATACCTGACATATCTATTGCTTCAGACGACACGCCCATATTAGGATCGCCGTACTTACTAAAATCCATACCTTGAGCATAGTCTTCAGCTACGCGCGGCATTAACGCGCCACCTAAATCACTTCTGCCGCGAGTTAAGGCTAATTGACTATCAAGCGCAGCTTGAGATTCAGGATTTAACTTTTGATTTTGCGTGTATTTAGTAACTTTTTGACCTGTTGCCGGGTCAATAACTGCTTCAGTATCATAAGTTAATGAACCAAAAGGACTAAATTGATCTGGTCTATTAGCATAATTTTGCTGATTAGTAGCTTCTCTACTTGCTTGCGCTGTTTCTTCGGCTGCGCCTCTATAATCTGGGACGGCGGGTGCAGATTTACCCATTGGAAGTTCCTCCTGTATAACCGCCGCTTTGGTATCCTGATACGGCTTGGCTAGGTGTAAAGTCTATAGGTGCGGCAGCTTTTCTTAACCTAGCCGCTTGAAATGCTTGCATTGTAGGTGTAGGTCTTGCGGGAGCCATTGGGGGCGCAGGCGGTGGTGCAGGGTTAGGTGCAGGCGCAGGTGTTAAATCAGGAGCCGCAGAATTACCGTAAGTGTTTCTTGCGATCTGTCTTTGCACATCTAAAGTTGGGTTGCCTTCTCCTGCATAATCTGTACGAGTTGCATCATCATTATAGTACAAGCTATTATCGCCTGTATTTCTAAAATCAGCAAATTCTTCTTTACCTGCATCCGATTGATTATAATTGTATGCCTCATCCATCTGATAATCTTTATCGCCTTCATCACTGCTGTATATATCTGCTTGTGCCTGTACAATAGGCGCTACAGGCGGTAAACGACTGTCGCGTTCGACGGCATCTATAGCTTCTGAAATAGTTTCGCGTCTAGTTTCGCGTCTAGTTTGAGGAGCAACTGGTGTAGAATCCATATCCCACATTTGCCGTGCTTCATCAAGTTCGTAGCCTAAATCACCGCCTCTTGAATTAGCTATTATATTGGCTTCTACTTCAGCCCAAGGTTGTTTATATACAGCCATTTAATACACTTTCTACCATTTTACTCTATCTGCCCAATACGCTGCTGACATTTTACCTTTAGCAATATTCCTGCCATGTCTAGCTTTAAATGATTTACGTTTAGCTTTCATTCTATCAGATTCACCTTTTTTAGGTGCGCCTGCTGTAGACGCGCCTTGCTGACCAAACCTAATAGTCTTTATCTTATTACCTACTTTAGCCACAACTATATGTGATTTAGTAGGGTGGTTAGGAGTTCTTCTAGGTTTATTATACCCAGATACGCCTGCTTTTTTTAATCTGCTATCCGAAGAATCTATTGCTGCGGAAATAGTTTCTCGTCTAGTAGCCATTTAATACGCCTTTGATTTTCTTAATTGTTTAGCTAACATAGTTTGTTTTTTAAGGTCTGGTTTTTTAGTACCCATTAGAACCTCCAGAATTATTTCTTAACCCGTTAGCTAAAGCTATTTGTTCATCAGCATGAAACAAAGGAACGCTATTTTTATTATGTTTACTGCCTGAATGTAAAGAACCGTCACCCATTTTATGCGTAGAGCCAGTGTACAGAGTTCCATCACTTTTATAATGTGGTACGCCTTTCATGTTTTTATCCTTTTAACCATTTACAGTTTTCTTTTCTCATTTCCATAAGTATATAATCTACACCTTTGTTAAAACCGTCTTTTATAGTGTGTACTACATCTAAGCCAATATGAGAACTTAATTTAAGTGACTTAGCATTATCACTAGGTATTGTAGCCAACATTATACCTTTATCGCAAGTATTAAATACATAGTTAAAACATTCCTGTATAAATCCATGCCTTAAAATTAACGGATTATCTATAGCCCAATGTATGTGAGCGCTGTTATGCGTCCAAGTATCAAATACTGCCATTGCCACAATTCTATCTACTTTAGTATCAACAGCTACAATACCTTTTGTATTTTCAGTAAGTGTAGGATCGGCACGTTTAGAAATCCAATTCCAATCATCTTCACTTTTTATATTGCGATAATTAATAATCATAATATACCGCCTACATTCCACATAACGTCTGTACTTATAAGAACGGTAGCCGCAGTAGATGTTCCACGTATAGCTACACCTAATGTTCGGCCTATACCGCTTGCACCTGTAGCAGTACCAAAAGCTGTAGATGCACCAGAACCCCAAGTAGAAGTATTCCATACGCCTGAATCCCAAATACCGACACTAGATGCAGGTTGCGCTAACACAGCACTAAATTCTGCAAGCGTGTAATCGTACAGTATTCTGCTATCATATACAGGTGCGTAATCTGCACGAAAATTAGGTCGTATAAACGCTCCGCGTTTCATCATGCCCGGACTGCCCATATCAGAAGCAGTATGAAGCATAGAATATTCTATAGGATTACCATTTTCAGCAGGAGCGTCTGGTGGTGTTATTGTAATACCATCTTTATGCACATCCATGACCATAATTTTATCGTCAGTAGTACCGAAATAAAATTTGTTTTGCCATACTGAAGCTGAAAGTATAGGTAGTCCTCGCCAATACGCCCATCCTCTTGTAGTTAGATCAAGAACATATTGTATGTATTCGCCATCTGTTTGAGCAGGACTTACAAGTATTATTAAACCTTCTGCGGGGAAGAAAACAGGATGCCATCCCGCAGTATTTCTAAGCTCTATCATACTTTGCTGTATTATTTTAGATATTTTATACGCTATATTGCTTGTTTCAGGATTTTCTGCGTTAGCGCCGCGTAGTATTTCATCCATAGAAACTAAACCATATCCAGTAAGAATAAATAATTCTCCTGCATATTCAATTCCTGCGCGGTAATCCACGGGGGCTGCGCCTATATCATAAGTGCCAACAATAGACCAAGTAGAGGACGCACTTGGGTCTTCACCCTGATAAACTAGCGCATCCCCCGCTGAACTAGCAACTACAAGGTAATCGTCTACCCCTGCGCCGCCGTCCAAAGTCCAGTTATACATACCTGCTATATGGCCACCACGTTTAAACTTACCGCCAAAAACAAATTCAGTAGCTGCGCCAGTAATAGTATTAATACCTAAATAATACGCACTAGCTTCGTTACGTGTAAAAAGCCATACTCGTAATTTATGTACTACAATGCCGCAAATGTCAGTTTCGTCTACGCCTGTTATATTTGTTACTGCTGCCCAAGCATTAGAACTAACAGTATAAAACCATAAGCCGTTTAAATTATCGGCGTAGTAAATAAACTGTGCGCCTGCTTGATTAACATAATTAACAAAAGTACCGTACCCTGCGTCAGCAGAAGTATTAGCAGTAAAAGTTGCTTTTTTAGTTGGCGCGGTATCGTAAGCTGTAACGTCAAAAATACCTTCATTAGTTACGGCAAATAATTTATCGTCTGCCCCGGCTATACCTTCCATTGGTATTATTGTTGACACTCCAAAACTAGTGCCGTCTTCAACATCTAATACAAATTCGCGGTAACCTAATCGTACTCTCATACCTGCTTCGTCTGGCATTATATTATACGCATAAGGACATACACTCATATCTCCCGCAGCTAAAGAAACGCGAGCGTCAACACCATTTGTAGGCGCGGGAATAACGGAGGCTTGCGTTATTTGCGGTCTTGGCCTACGTCTAGTTGCGGCATTTGCGGCTCTAACTACCAAAGTTACTGTTCCCTATATTACGATAAGCATTAATAAATGGATATACGTCACTACTATTACCTGCATTAAGAGTACCTGCGCCTTTATCAGACCCCGTAAGCATCTCAAACATTTGGTTAAAGTCATCCTGAGCGGCTGTAGCATCTAAACCGCGAGCTAAAAGAAATTTTAATTTTAAATATCGTGCAATTAATGTGCGGTCATAAAGAATATTATCTGAATTAACTGTAACTTCATTTTTGTATGTTGTGCCGTTTGTAGCTACGACCCAGTTATTAGATACATATTCAAAATATAAATTAGCAACTATGCCAACAGGATTATACGGATATACTAAAAACTCTCCGTTAGTTATGCGCCAACCTAAATTTATTAAATTAGTAACTGTGCGGCCTAATAGCGCTTGCCATTCTTGAGCCGATAAAGGGCCAAACATAGGCAAATCTTCTGATCTATTCCAAGCAGTATTATCTACAATACGTGCAAAATCAGTAGGTAACGTATAATTACCTACGTCAGTCGCAGCAGTAGTAATTGTTTTTTCTCGGCGCAGGACTTCCCAATCATACAAAACTGCAAGCTCATCGCCTGCTACATTTAATAAATGTCTTAGCTGTACAAAAGAAGCGTCCGAGCTACCAAAAGGATCGGAAACAGGGGTCAACCCGACTTCTGCCGCCACTCTATTAAGTATCGCATCGGCTGTGGTGATAGTAGTCGGGTATGTAACCATTTTGTATTGTCCCTATTTGCTAGCGCGTTTTCGCTTTACTGTTTCAGTATCGTTTTCGGAAAAGCGTTTTTCCATTAATGCTAGTCGTTCTTCTAGTGCTGATATAGTTTTATCTCGAACATCTAACTTTGCATTTAATTGATCTACATATTTAGAATCTTCTTTTTGAGCTAAATATGTTTTAGCTTTTTGTTTTAAACTTGTAAGTCCTCGTATAGAAGTAACATGCGTATCTGAAACACTAGCTAAGTTTTCTATAGTTTTAATATTTTTAAATGCTAATTCTTCAACTTGTGATCGAGAAATACCTGCCCAATCATTTAACGGTGTGCCGTCTACTGGCGGGGCTACACGTTGTTTAAAGGCTGCATAGTGTCGTGGAAAGCGTTGTTTTATGCTTTCATTAACCGGGCCAGATTTACTATCGCGTTCGCCGGGAACTTTAATATCGTAATATTCAACTTCTACGCTATCAGGTAAATCGTTATGTTCGGGGTCTAATATATCTTTTGCTTTATTAGGCCGCATCTTATAAAAAAATTTACACAACAAATTTGCGTCTTCATTTTGCGTAGCATTATTGGGTGCGTTAAAATCGTTAAAACCTAGATCGTCCATTTTTTGTCCTCTGTGTTAAAAGTTAGGGCAGGCTGTTAAAACCTGCCCTATCTTATACTAACACTATGTACAAAGCAAGTATGCTCTATACAGGGAAACAGCAGATTATTTCTTTAGCTGAAATATCATCTGCAACCGCACAAACATAGTCTGTTACTGCACCTGATACGTCAAGAGTTCCATCTCCTGCGCCAACAGCAGTAAGAGCATTACCGTCTGCGCCTGCCGTAAGAGCGATTGTTAGAGTAGCCGGGCCAGTAACCTGTAGCCAACCGTAAGTACCTTCGGTTAGTAAAGATTGAATAACGCCTGCGCCAATATTAACGCTTTCAGAAACATCAGAAGATACTAGCGTATCTTGTGATCCGCCTGCCGCATGGTAATAAGCTACTTCGCCAATTACTGCCGCAGCAGCAGAGCCGTCAGTCCATTTAACGTATTTATACGCTTTCATAGGGCCGTCTGCTCCAATATTAGACATAACAGTGCCTAACTTAAATTCTGCTGTAGTATCTACAGCCGTGAGGTCTAAACCTATAGTCATCTTATTTTCCTTAAAAAGAAGGGGGACACTAGTTGCCTAGCGCCCCAGATTAATATTAGCCATTTGCGTCATAGCGTCCCTGGAACATACGTCCTGAACATGTCAAGTTACCTGCCCATGCAATAATTTGCACTTCAGCATCTTGATTAGTTGAGTAGCGTTTGTTCGGAGAAAGCGGAACCATGTTGCGCCGCGCATGTGGGCGATACTTTATATAGTTTGAGTTAATAAAGTAAGCCGTACCTGCGGGCGTTCCTGCTGTAACAGTACCGTTATAGATACCACCATCAAGAACCACATCAGAATCCATATATTTCACATTAGAAAAACCTCTGTCACCCATTTGAGTGTTTGAGAACCTTTGTTGTGATTGTAGAGACTTCATGTATGTGTTCCACACTGTGCTATCAGCCATAATAAGGTCAGGGCGATCTGCACCACGCACTAGATCAGCGTAGAGTAGATTCCAGAAACCTGCAATTTTTGTAGAGTCTAGGCCGTTAGCGGCTGTTTGGTCACTTACTGCATTTTGCCAAAACGTAAATACGTTTCCGTCAATTCCGCCGTAAGAAGCTGCTGTAGGATCAACAGGTAAAGCTGCGGCTAGGCCGTCAATCTCTTTACCAGAAGCGCCAGTACCGTCAGAATACAATCCGCCAGTAATAAGGTTAGCCATTGTGCTTTCAGCCACTTTTAAGCGAGCTTCCATCAAATCAATAAACTGTTCTTTACCTGCGTTTTGAAGCTGTTCTAAGCCAGAAATGACTACTGGAACCGCACACTGTTTAATTGTATATTCAGCAGCACTAATTACGTCAGAAGCATTAGTAGGCAGAATATCATATCCTGAATACCAACCTGCATTTCCGTTCTCAGCGAATGAAAGTTCTTCAAAGATTTTGTTACCGCCAGAAAAAGATTTAATATTTCCTTTTCTTGATAGACGATCAAGAAGAGCATTGTTGTTAGTTACGTTATCGGCAACTGTTTTGCTACGGTTTTCAATAGTCGTAGCAAGAATGTCCGTTACGGACGTATTTGCAAAACTCATGGTTTTTGCTCCGAGTTAAAGGTTTATATAAAAATGTTTATCGGAAAAATTATCTTATCCTGCTGAACGCCGGGGATAGAGTTATCTGCCTACAACCATTTAAACCTGCTCGAACGCCGGGGTTTTTTAGGCCGTTACAAGTATTAAATCATAACGGCCCTGTGTTGTCAAGTGTGATCGTTAAACGCATCCATAAGAGCGCCACGTAAATTATTACTAGTAGCTACAGGCTGTCTTCCAGTATTACTATTAATAGAAGACGCAGCATTTCTCTTAGCCGCAATATTATTTTTATTACCCATTAAATTATTGTTTGCGGCTCTTTGCGCCATAACATTTGATATTTGAGGGTGTATAGCACAGGCTTTATTATACGCATCTTGCATAGTCATACTGACATTTCTTTTTGCGGCTGCGTCTAAAAGATCGGCCATATCAAAACGTACATCATTAAAAAACTCAGCGTCTTTAGAGAAACTATCAATATCTTGAGTTACAGCTTGTTCTTGTTGTTGTTTTTGCAATGCTGTAGATTCGTTTATTTTAGCTAATAACTCATTTACTGGAGCCATACGCTGATCTATTAGTGCTTCTGTAGGGTCTACTGAATGTTCTTTAACTTCGCCTACTAAAGCATTGTCTAAAGTTTCTATATCTACACCGTAAACTTGAACTAGTTTAGCTATTGTTGCAGCTTTATCTTGTGCTGACCCCATGCGTAATGTGCCTACAGTTTTAAATAAATTTTCTACAGCGTTTAAAGGAGATGTAGCACCTTCAGCTTCCATAATTGCTTTATATGGCGCAGATATATTTAAAAAATTTTCGCCCATTTTTCTGTTTTCAGCACCCTCTCGTAACATAGTATTTACGTGTTGATCTCTAGCATGAAGATGTGCTTTTACATTAGCAGGTAGATTTTTCCATTCTTCCCTTACTTCTACACCCCAATCAAGTGGTGGTTTTTCAGTGTTGTTAGCAACAGCAAGTTCAGGAGTTTCTGTAGGTGCGTCAGAAGCTATGTCAGTTTTATTTTCGGTTTCAACTTCTGTTTTAGTTTCAACTTCCGTTTCATTTGCTTCAATTTCTACATCTTCTTCTGGATCATCATATAGCGGCGGATCAAAATCATCTAAATCACTAGCTTCAGTTTCTCCAATAACATTGTCAAGACTAGCACGTATGCCAGTTACTTCTTCTGTTTCTTCTACTGCTTCAATTTCGTCACTCATAGCCTTTTGTCCTCATAGTTTGTTTAAGAGCTTCTATACGCTCTTTTTTAGCGGTGCGATCTTGGGCCGCACCCAGGGAGTTTCTGCGTTGATTCATAAAATCAACACTATAGTCAGCGCTGTTGGTAACGCCGTTTCGTTGGTTATGTTCTTTTAACTGTCTGCGATCAGAAATAATACTGCCGTCTACATGGCTTTTAAAAGGTTCTATAGGTTTCATAATGTATGCACTTTTACTTGATGCAGCTTTTTTAATTTCTGCATTAGTAATTATAGCACGTTTTTTTCTATCTTCTTCCGTACCAAAAATACGATCAAAGTTATTTGAAAATTTATGATTATTATAGCCAGTGCGCCTAGTAGAATTGTTGTCAGACATTACTCAAGCCTATCTTTGTCAATTTCAATTTCAGCTTTAATAGCTTGTTTTTCTATATCGACACTAGCCGCAGCAGTTATTTTTTCTAATTCTAACTGCATTTTTTGTAAATCTTTTTGCATTTCACCATTTACAGCTTGCATATTTTGCTCAATATTAACTTGTGACGTTGCCATTTCAGTTTGTATAGCTGCCTGCATTTTAGCTTGTATTTCAGCCATATCTGCTTGGTTATCTGCACCAATTTTACCCATGTCAGCTTGCATTTGTGCTTGTATAACGGCAATGTCAGCTTGTTTATCTGCTTCTCGTACTGCCATATCTGCTTGCGCTTTAGCTTGTATTTTCTGCATTTCACCTTGCATTTTAGCTTGTTCTTTAGCCGCCGCAGGGTCAGGTTTTGGTTCTTGAATTGATTTTTGAGAGGTTATAATTGCAGCTTCTATAGCTTTATCTAGCACACCTTCAATTTCAGACGCACCTTTAAACCCTGCCATTGTCCACTGTAACATTTTTAACAGATACGGCGTTGTAGTAGGGTCTTTTTCTATCATAGGCCCGGCAGATTGCAAGAACATAGCTAAAGCGTTCATAAATTCTGTGCGTTCGTTCTTTAACTGTGCAAAATCTACCATTGCTACGCTTTCTGGGCGTATTTCTACTCTAAACGGCATATCTGGATTTTTAATAATTTCCATAGCAGGGCCAATTTCATCAGCCGCCATAGAATTAGCTATATTAGACATCGTAACAATCGTTTGCGGCTCAAAATGTTTTTCAATAATTTCAGCTTTTAATTGCATAAGATCGGTAGCAAATGTAGCAAATTCGTCTTGTAGCGCTTGCACACGTACTGAGCCAAATTTTGCTTTCTGATTTGTTTGCCCAACACCTTCATATTGGTTAGCTAGCCCACCTTGCATAATATCTGCCATGCCAGAGGTTTGTTGTAAAAGGGCGATCTGTTGGTCACGTTGCTGTACCAGTTTATTTAGCGTATTTGCTATTTCTTCAACAGGTAGCCAGTCGATTTGTCCTTGCAGACCGCCTTTTTCACCGAACATAGCCCAGTTATCAACCGGGATAAGCTCATTCTCTGTAGCTTCTTTAAGCATATTCTTAACGCCTGTAGAAGACTTATCATAAACACCTACAACCTTAACGGCTTCAGTAATTTTGTTAATTCTAGTTTCTAAAAGGTCAATTTGATTATAGATATCTTCGTTAAGTACAAAATCTGCGGTAGGCATGTAGTCTGTAGTCGTTGCATTAGCCATAAAAAACGGTGGGCAAGGGAAAAATCCTTTAAGCCCTAATGTATCGTCTTTAGTATCAAGTAATTTTTGTGCGCCTTTAGTGTACCAGTAGACTTGTTTAGTGTCTTTGCACCAAATCTCCCAAACTTCTACTTTTTTTATGACATCTTTGTCATTTTCACCAATATCGCCGCCATCAGCGTCCGTATGCGCTGCCATTTCTTTAAATTCTATGTTTTTAGTAGCGTCTTCGCCAAATCTTTCGACAAATACTTTTTTGTCCATGTCATTTCTAAAAGCAACCCAACGTAACGTAGCAAAATTACGCCCCCAAGACCATAAAATGTCTTTCCAAAAATAATATGTAAGCGGTGCAGATTCAGATACTATTTGTTCCATCATTTCGCCTGTTATAGGGTCGGGGACTTCTTCTGTTTCTACTTCATAGCTTATTCTTGCTGCTCCTAACCCTGGGAGAAGACGATCTTGCAAACATGACCGTAATACTGCGTCATAGTCTTTACCATTTTCTTGTACGTCTAAATTTAACAGCCGCTCAAATATTTCTGCCGCTACACGCGCAGCATCATCAGTACCATCAGCGTATCTACGCGATACATCTACTTTAGGCAAATTGCCGTATAACATTGACTGTAAAGTTTTTACATTTGAGTGAAATAGATTTAATCGTGACGTTTTAAGAATATCATCGGTTCTGCCTTTGCCAATATACCGATCTACAATAGCGCCGCCTTTACTGTGGAACTTTTTTACGCGCTTATTAGCAGCTACAAGTTCCTTATCCCAAAAAGATTGACCATGTTTTTCATAGCCTTTCTTATTATCGGTTCCGCTATCGGCTTCAGTATTTGTATTGTCATATTCTTGCATATTACATCCTTAAACGCATTACTTGACTGCCACCACTATCGCGGTTCTCGAATAAATCATCAAGACTATACTCCCTACGTGTGAAGTCGTCAAGATGCGGTCTATCAGCAACTGGAACGGCATCTGACTTTTGGCACACTAGTGCTAGATAACGAAAAGCATCAGCAGGGTTCGATGCCCAATCATGCAAGGGTGTATCAGAGAATACTTTGGTAATTTCATTAAAGCGTCTGCGATAGGCTCTAAGTCCCTCGACTCCTTGCTTAGTTCTTTCGTTGAAATAACAATCGTTGAGAATAAGCCGGCCCGCGTCAATCCCTTGTTGGACTTTAAGATTAGGAACAATCCTAGCAGGAAGTCCTTGTTCAAGGAATTGTTCAATAGTTGACCGACCTGTTTGCAATGTTCTAGCTCTTGCATCGTGAGGTAGCCAAACGGTATCGAAAGTATAGTCTTTGCTTTCGAGTAGATCAAAGTAGTATGATAGCGGTTGGCTGTGCGCTTCTTCGTAGTCAATGATAGCATAGCCGTCAGGTTTTGGTTGCCAGAACCATATGGCGGTACTGTCGGTGAATCCCAAATCCATGACAATAGATACCGAAAAGTTAGGATCATAGTCTGCATGAGGTGAGTATATCTGACCATTTTTCTCAAGTGTTTCAATTTGTCCCGCATAGTATGTCCCCAGTACAGGCGCGGTGAAACTACACTCCATCTCTTGATCATATTGCGCGTCAGTCATTTGACGCTTCATAGCTTTTAGTTCATCGGTGTCGATAATCTTTGTTTCAGAAGCCTTTAGTTCTGCAAAGTACCAAGTTGGATCGGTCTTTGCATTTTCCGTCATGTCATAGAAAGTATTTTTACCTTTAGGCGTTCCAATTATAGTCGCCCATCCTTTTCTGTCGGATAGAGTAGGTAATATAACTTCTGCCCATAGCCCCGGACGGCAGTCTCCAAACTCGTCAAGAACAACGCCGTCCAAGTAAATACCACGCAGAGCGTCGATATTGTCAGCACCATAAAGACGAATAACGGAACCATTGACCAACTTAACACTAAGATCACTCTCCCTAATATCTTTTGAAGTCGCGGTGAAAGGTTCGGCAGCATCTTTAAGATACTCCCACGCAATGTTTTTAGCTTGGGCATAGAACGGGGCAATGTACGCATATCTAGGGTTCTTCTTTGTTGTATAGAGCGCTCGCAAAACCAACTCGTTTACACAAGCTACAGTTTTACCTGCGCGTCTGTGTGCGACAATAGCAGACCACCGCTTATCACGTTGATGGAACGGTAGGAACTGATCTCTTGGTTCGTAGGCAAGTTGAGCGTCTATGTGTCTAACTTTCCTTTAGGTAGTAATGAATTGTTAATCGTTATGTTTATTGACGTATCTTTAGCGCCAGTAGTATAGGTGCCGTTCATTTTATTTAACTCGCTAACACATTTTATAGCCACGTTAGGTTCTACTTCTTTATTATCTACTGCCATCTCCCATAACATGCGCCTACGTTGCGCATCGTTAGGGCCATCGACTGCTATATTATAGTGCTGCAATAACGCTCTTAAATTCTTAACATCATCCCGCCGCATAATATGAGATACAGATTGTGCAGTCTTACCGACTATATCGGCTACGGCGATGTTTGTAGAACCACGCACTTTAGCTTTAACAGCCGTAACATGCCAGGGTATCATATCTACAGTAGCCGTTACGATAAGTCTTTTTACAGCATTAAGGTCTTGCATGTATTTTTGACTTGCTGGATGGTACGGGTCTAACAGTAACTCCGGAGGTAAATACTCTGGGTCGGGTATTACAATGCTTTTAGTCATGTGGTTCCTCTTGTCAGTATATTAGCGGAGAGTTTTAAACTACGCAAGTATAAATAGTGGCATTAGGTCTAAAACGATATTTTTATGTTAATGACCTGCATGTCACTGCCGCACTTGGTTTTTAAATTTTTGGGGTCGGGGTCTTGCTAAGTCTTTGATATATAAGGGTTATTTAGCATAAGGCACATATACTTTAATAAAAGCACAACAAAAGCACAACAAAGGCGCACGATTTCAAGCTTTAAACTGTGGTTTGAACTGGTGGTTTGAACTGGTGGTTTGAACTGGTGGTATCAGGCTATAAGCCTTGTGTCATATAGCGTGGCACTAGATTAAAATTGTCATGCGTGTAGCTAAAATTTTGCTTTAGCACCACCCTTAAAACCCAAAAGGCCGCAAAAGACCCATGATTTAAGAAACTTGCTACAGAATACCACAGTAACCAGAGTGTATTTTTTTAGAAAATATATATATAAGTCTTTTAAATTATGGGTCT